ACGAGTACCCCTACTACCTGCTGGACAACTACCGCCGAAGCAGCAAGCACAACGCTATTGTGAACGGGAAGGTGAATTATATCGTTGGCGGTGGATGGCAACCAGGCGAAAAGATGACCGTGGAGCAGCAAGCCCGCTACGCCAAGTTTTTTGACGGGTTGAGTGAGCATGACGACTTGAACGACATCACTGAAAAACTCTTCCTTGACTTGGAAATCTTCAACGGGTTTGCCGTTGCAGTCACTTGGAACAAAATGGGAACCATTGCGAAAATGGAGCATATCCCCTTTGAGAAAATCCGAGTGGACAAGGAGGAACGGATGTTCCAAGTCGCTGACTGGTACAACGATGACATGGTGCAACTCTACCCGAAAATCGGGGATATCGAAAAGATTCCCGCCTTTGATGCGGACAACCGAATCGGCAAGCAACTGTTCTACTATCGGGTCTATGCAGCGGGAGTGAAGTCATACCCCCTGCCCGAATACATGGGCGGCTTGGCTTGGATTGAAGCCGATGTGCAGGTAGCCAATTTCCACAACAATAACCTGCGCAACAACTTTTGGGGCGGGTACTTGATAAACTTCAACAACGGCATCCCTACACCCGAAGAACAGGGCGACATTGAGCGGCAAATCAAGCGCAAGTTTTCGGGGACCGACAATGCAGGTCGCTTTGTTGTGACCTTCAACGACGATGTGTCCAAAGCCCCGACGCTGGAACCGCTCACACCGAGCGACATGGACAAGCAGTTTGAAATTTTGAACAAGGCCATCCAGTCCGAAATCTTCATCTCGCACCGTGTCGTGAACCCGATGCTATTCGGCGTAAAGACCGAGGGCCAACTTGGAGGCAGGCAGGAACTGGTGGAGGCTTACGAACTATTCAAAGCGACCTATGTCAACGACCGAGTGAGGAAGGTGGAGCGGATGATTAACTATTTGGGGTCGTTCAACGGCGTGGAGGGCATGGAACTTATCCCCGTGGAACCAATCACCGAGCGACTATCCGAAGCCGCCCTGCTGACCATCATGACCCCCGAAGAACTGCGGGAAAAAGCGGGCCTCCCTGCCTTAGAAAAGCAACCCGCCGATGTGGTCGGGCCGAATCCCCAACCCGACGAGCAACCGCAAACACCTGCACAACTGAGCAACGATAACATCAAGAAGCTATCGGGCCGTGAGTACCAAAACCTCATGCGTATCGTTCGGCACTACGCCCAAGAGAAAATCACTTTGGAGATGGCCCGCACGATGTTGTCCGCTGGATTCGGATTGACGGCAGAGGAAGTGAACACGCTATTGGGTGTGCAAGAGCAGGCGTTTTCCGAGCCTACATGGGGCGAAGAAGACACCGAGGACTACGGATGGGGGGACGAGGAATTCAAGGTCTTGGAGGTCGTCGCAAGCAAGTTTGGAAGCAATGCCGACGAGTATGTTGTCATGCATTCCAAGCCAATGCGGTTTGATGCCGACTTAGACGACCAAGTGCGTCAAGCCTTCGCTGAACTTGGGGAGGAAGAGAAAGAACTGGACAAAAAAATTGAGGCCTACCGCAAAAAGAACCGTGATGCCTCCGTGGAAGAAATGGCCAAGGAGTTTGGTGTCAGCAAAGCGAAAGTCGCCAAGCGTGTGGCTTACCTAATCACAAAAGACCGCTACCCCATCGCAAGGGCCGTGGACCAAATCGCAGAGCAGGGATTGCCCAAGAACATCAAGGAAGTGGCCGAACCTGTACTTGAAGTCCGCTACAAATACGCATGGGCCGCAGGGTTCAGTAACAAGGATAAGAGGACGAGCCGTGAGTTCTGCAAGGTCATGATGGACTTGGCTGACCAAGGCAAGGTTTACACAAGGGACGACATCAACGGCATCTCCAATATCATGGGCTATTCCGTTTGGAATCGCAGAGGCGGTTGGTACCACACGGCCAGCGGAGTAAACCGCCCCCAATGCCGCCACATTTGGGAGCAGCAAATCGTCATCCGCAAAGGCAACAAAATTTCAAAAGCATGAAGGCACTATTCATAAGCGAGCAGACGCTCTTGGACAATTCGGTCATAAACGAGAATGTATCGTTTACGCAGATACGGCCCACCATTGTCAAAGTGCAGGAGATGCGGATTCAGCCTATCGTTGGGTCGGCCCTCTACAACGAAATGGTCGGGCAGGTAGTGAGCGGCACGACCACGGCACTCAACACTACGCTCTTGGAGGACTACATCCAACCCGCCATGGTGCAATGGCTCTACTACGAACTCCCGATGGTGCTTGCCTTCAAATACATGAACAAGGGCATGGTCCGCAGAACCAGCGAGGAATCTTCGCAGATGAGCATGGACGAGATTACCCGCCTCACCGACAAAGTGAAGAACGATGCCGAATGGTACTCGGAACGCATCACCAGGTACCTGATGGAGAACCGCACCGACTACCCCTTGTTCAACTCCCCGCCATCGGCATTGGACACCATCTATCCCAACGGCACGAACTACAACACAGGCATGGCCTTGGATGCCCGAACCCTGCGCCGTGGTGCTGGCTTGGACCGCCCTTGGCCTTACGGTTACGACCCCTACTGCAACAACTGCTAACTATGGGCGCACACGCTAAAAACATTTTGAAACTACAAGCCTATGTCTTGGATAAAAATCAAGCAAGCACTCCTTGCGCTTGCAAATGCTCACCCCCAGGTCAACTCGTTCGGAACGGGCGACCCGCTTGCAATCGGAACGGACAACACGATAAACCTGCGCACCCCAAGCCGTGAGCGAATCGTCTATCCGCTCGTCTTTGCAGATGTTCAGTCAGCGACTACTGACTTGGGTAGCCTTAACCTTACTGTGGGTGTCTATTTCAGTGACCGAGTTGAATCCATTGCCACGATGGGTGGCGTGGTTTCGGGCAGTCCGACACTTGGTTGGCAAGACAACGAAGACGAAGTTTTGAGCGACCAACTGCAAATCGCACAGGACTTCATTTCAAGCCTTACAAACGACCCGACGCAAGAGTGGACCCTAAGTACCTCCGTGTCGCTTACTCGCTTTGTGGAGAGCCGTGACGACCGCACGGCGGGGTGGGTGGCCACGATGTCATTCCAACTGCCCTACTCGCACTCCGTTTGTGAAATTCCTTCCTAAGATACATTTACCCTAAATACCCCCAAGCAATGCCAACTCCTATTCTTCAACAAATGCTCGGTCAGGGCGGTTCAATGCAGTTCATTGACGCAGCCGTATCGGGCACAAACTTTGACTTCATCGTGGTGAATGCCGCCGCTACCTTCACGACCCTCACAGGTTCGGGAGGGGAGAACCTGCTGACCGCTTACGCTTTGAGCGGCAAGTCCGTGTCCGCTGGGATAGTTATTTCAGGCAGGAACGGCGGGAAGATTACTGCCGTCACTCCATCGGCTGGTTCGGTCATCGGTTACACCTTCCTCTAACCATGCTGATCGGCTACGGCTACGGCTACCCCCGTTCAATGGTCATGGGCAAGACCCCCGCAGAACTTGCGTGGGATGCCTTCAATCTTCGTGCTACGACGGACAACGCCCTTGCACCCGAAGCCGCCGTCAGCGGTTGCCTGCAAGCCCGATTCGCCGTAATATTTAATTTCTAATATGCCCACGCCTTCACTACTCATAGTCCCCGCCCGATTTAAGACGGGGCGGTTGTATTCGCAAATCCCCATCCCCGTTGCGCCATCAACCAGTAGTGTCGGGGACTTCACCGTTACCCGCAATACGGCTGCGACGAGGTTGAACTCGGCAGGGGTGATTGAATCGGTGGCCAGCGGCATCCCCCGTTTGGACTACTTTACAAGCGGCGGCGTGACGGGGTGTCCTGCGCTTTTGGTGGAGCCTGCGGCGACGAACTTGGCGTTGCATTCCCGTGACCTCACCAACGCCGTTTGGTCGGGGACGAATGTAACCACCGCAAAGAATGCCGTCGGTGCTGATGGGGTTGCATCGGGGGCCACAACCTTGACTGCTACGGCGGCAAGTGGAACGGTCTTGCAAGCCCTTTCCCATGCATCGCAGAGCCGTGTATTTTCAGCCTATGTGCGCCGTGTTACGGGGACGGGTGCGATTCAAATGACAACCAACGGAGGAACAAATTGGACCACCGTTACGATTTCCTCCCTCTACACCCAAGTCGCTTGTGCCGCTCAAACGGTTGCAAGTGGAACGGTTGGATTCCGCATGGCGGTCAGCGGCGATGTGATTGAGGTGGACTTTACCCAAGGGGAGGTCGGACCTGTTGCTACATCGGTCATCCCCACCACCGCAGGCACGGGTAGCCGAAGCGCAGATGTCATCTCGGTCAGCGGAGCGGTGAGCGGATGCATCGGCCAGACGGAAGGGACGATGTATGCGGAGGTGGATGTTAGGAACTTGGGCAAAGAATCGTGGATATTGCAAATAGACGATGGCTCAAATACAAACAGGGTATTTATACGAACGCTTACAACTAATTTAATGCGTGGCTCAATTAACGCCACGATAACCGCAGGCAATGTGGCTATATCAAGCGCAGCATTTACTACTGGAATAGTTAAAATCGCCTTTGCATACAAATCGGGCGAAATTGCAATAAGCGTAAATGGGGCAACTGCATTAACTGAAACAGGAACATTTACTTTTGGTGCATCATTAAACAGGATTAGCCTTGGCAATATTGGTGGAGGAGGCAACCAATTCAACGACCGCATCCGTGCCGCCGACCTTTACACCACAAGGCTCACGAACGCCGAACTCGCAACGCTAACCGCCCCCTAAGATGCCCACCTTCCGCAAGTTCGCCTTCCCCGACGGGGCCACCGCTGACAAGTTGCTGCAAGACCTGCAACCGCTGGACTTCGCCGTGCCGCTCGGACACCTCTGCGCCGCTACCGATGCGGAAGGCAACTGCATCAAGACCCGCCCCGAATTTGCGGTGGACATCCTGTTCAACGACACCTGCCCCGAAGAACTCGCCGCATTTGTGGTATGGCCCGAACCCTGTGGCGTTCACTCGTTCAGCGGATGGGAAGAACAATACGCCGCTGACCACAAAGAATTTGCAACATCATCCAAATAATCACATTTTACACCATGCGCCTATTTCGCCGCCGCCAAGACAACCCCGACCAACCCAAATTACCACTTATGAAATCAGCCGTCATCGCTCTGCTCCGTCACTTGCTCACCTTCATCGGTGGCACACTCGTCGCCAAAGGTATCATTGACACCGCTACCCTTACCGAAATCATTGGCTCGGTATTGA